ATTTCTTAAGCCGCCTAAGGCGTCTCTAAATACAGAAGTGACATTTGCCATTGTTATAGAAGGGCGGCTTTGTGCGCCATCTGCCTGAATTTCTATACCATCTATAACTATTGGTAATGCTTGATACGTATTAATAGTGGTCGTATCTCGCGATACGAACTGTACCTCTTCTAAAGTTTCGTCAAGACCTGAATGAAAAAATACATAAGTACCTTGTACTTCTATTTCAAAAAGGCTAATAAGCGCACTATCAATATAGTGCCCTTGTACGTCGCTTGCAATTATATCACTCATTATTCATATACTCTTCTGAAAGTTGCACTGCAGCTATAGTATTCATCATAGCTATAAGTTTGTGAATAGTCTGGACAGACTACTTTTACTGTTTTTTCGCCTCCGGAATTGGAGTCCGGTATAGTAAACAAAAAAGGAACTACTCCGCCTTTTAAGTCAAAAAACTGTATAATATCGTCTATTTCTTCCTTTGTTCTAGTTTCGAAAGAAAGAGAGTAAGACTCCGACAAGGAATTAATACCATCCCGCAGTCTTTGTTCGTAGCCGTCCCCAAAAGAAGCAAGCTTAACTTTTGGGGAGGTGCTTTTTGTTAGTTGCTTATCGGGAACAATATTCTCTGCTCCTCCAATATCAAATCCTATTGCCATTATGCTGCTCCATACGGACTAAGTATTCCACCCGACCGCTTTTGTGATTGTAATTCTTGTTGAACTGCCTTTGCAATTGCTACTCCAAGTTTATCCATATCAGGACCAGAGCTGCCGCTTGTATCAGTTCTTCCATCAGCCGACACATTTACTACTACATTATTTTGCTGCTGTCCTGCATTTTGTGGCATATCTACAGGTATGGAACGGCCGTTAGGTAGTGGTACAACCGCCTCTGTTCCATGAAGCATTGCTGGATATCCCGAACCAGAACCCCTAGCTATGCCTCCGGTCGCATAGCCTTGTACTTTACCTTGTGGAGTCATAATACCTCCAGTTTTTGCTCCAGGTAGGTAAGTTGAAGCTATTGTGCCTGCTATTTGTAACAAAGCACTGCTAGCGCTCGTACCTCCCGCACCTAGAGTCGAAAGAAAAGAACCAAGGCTTGACGTAAGCATTTCCATGCCTCCATTTAATACCTTAGAAAAAGAACCTCCTAGGCCAAGAGTATCAGATAAAGTCTCTGTATTAGCTTCAACAGCACTTGAATTATTATTAGTTTGTTCTGTATTATTCTTGACAGTGTTGGGGTCTAAGACTTTTGTTTTCAAATTTGTTCCTGTTGATGACTTATCCTGAGATTCCAAAGGACCAGGCGTGCTTGGTAGGCCCAACGTTGAAGAATCAAAGCCCAATTCTGAAGGATCGAACCCCACCGCATTGCGCACCCACAAAGCTGTCTTAGGGTCTTGACCATTATTTGCACCTAAACTAACAGATGCAGCAACTTTTAGGTCTTTTCCTGTAAGGCTTAAATTTAGTCCCTGAGAGTCTATTTTATTAGGGTCTTTAGTGATTGCGGGGCCTGCAGCAGCCTTTTCTAGCATCTCGTCATATTTCTTTGTTGCCGCGTCTAATGTAGTTTCCCATAGCAATGCCGCTTTCTTCGCTGCATCTAGTATGGAATCATTCATTAATTCTTCGGGTTTTGCCTTTTGGAACTTCTTAAATAATGGGATACTGCTCATTACGCTTTCGGTTATTTGGTTAGATAGCTCCTCGGCAAGCGAATCGCCTATACCGAGTAGTAGATTACCTACGGCATCTTTTAATGAAGTTTCTTTTCCTGTTATAAAATCTTTAAGGGTAGATTGAAAACCATCTTCAAAAGCTTGCGCACCTGCCATGCCTAGACGGTACATACTGGAGTTTGCTTCCTCTAATAGAGTTATCTGGTCCTTTATAGCTGCTGTTTGGTTTAATAATGCTTGTTTCTTTGCTTCATCGTATTTTAGGCCGTCCTGGTTAAGTGTAGCCAGATCTGCAATCTTCTCATTATACGAAACCTGTAAATCTTGTAGTTTCTTTTGTCTATTTAATCTCTCTACAACTAACTTAGTACTACCGTGTACCTGTATATTATACATTCTTTCATTTTTTATCCGCTCTTTAACTCCTTGAGTCTCTTTATCGTTAATTAAGGTTAAAAACGCTAGCCTTTTTATAAGCGCATCTTTTTCTTTATCACTAGACAGTGTTTTAGTTAGTGCCTGCCCCAATATACCAAACTTAGTAACATGTTGTTCAATCTCTGATAATGTAGTAGTTAATAAATCAGTAGCACTTGTCTTATACTGACCTATATTCTGCACAAACTGGTCGAAAGTTCTGTTTGTGCTATTAAAACTCTCCTCAAATGTTGAAGATACCATAGCTAGTAGTTCCAACTCTTGGGCATAGGCTCTGAGAATCTCAACATCTTTTTCCTGGTAATTGGCGTTTCTCAATCGAGACATAGTAGCGGCGAGGTCACCTGCATTCTTTGTTAATTCTTTAAAGTATGGCAAGTCTAGGGTTTCGCCTAATATACTTAATAACTCTTTGGAGCTTTTTTTGGCTTCTTCTAAGCTATCCAAGTATTCGATACCTTCGATTATTTTTCCTCCGCTAAATTTGGGGCTCTCAGCTTCTTGACCCACCTCTCTTGCTTTTAATTGTATTTCTGTTAAATCAGCTAAAGCTTTAGCTCCTGTAGAAACAGCGTTACCGAGTTTAATGTAGGAAGCAATAGTGGGTGTTTGCACTCCTAAGCCTTCATTGGCTTTAGCTAGATGGTCTTTCATTGCAAAGGCTAACTTGCTATACTCTTCTGATAAGCTTTTAATCGAGTCTCTATTTGCTTCTACCACCATTTGGAACTCTTTTAAAGCTCTTGGGGCCTCTTCCATTACCCCTATAGCCCTAAGGAAGCCATTCAGCATATCTTTTAAAATTGCTGCAATACCTATATAGGAGATAATTCTGAATACCTTATCTAATACTTTACCTAGCTTTGTTGCAGCAGCCGTTATCATAGAAAGTGCTTTAGTCCAATACATTTGCACTCTTGTAGCCTCTTTAGCGGCTACAGTTCCAATCATGTACCAGCCTCGTTTAACTTTTTCAAACATAGTTTCATGTTGGCCGAGTATGTCTTTTAAAGCTTTTTTATAAACGGTTTGTTGATACTTAGTTAATTGATTATATACACCCTTTTGTTGATTAGCGTATCTAAGAAGTGCGGCTGCCTGTCTTTTTGAGACTTCTTCGCCCGCTTGAAGATTTGATATACCGGTTCCGGGTGCTGCGCTTACTCCACTTAGGGCTCCTTTAACATTTGCGCTTGCCGAAGTAGCTTTAGCCATTGCTTGAAAAGATGCTTTAGTAGCATCAAAGGCGGCTTTTGACTTATTAGCAGTAAGTACGGCACGTTCAGTAAAACTATCCAGCGATGGTAGCATTGATTTTATTACTGTACTTGCAAATAATACTATAACAGCTGTCAAAGAATATATATTATCTGTTAAAAATGAGGCTACTTTAGATACTGGGCCTCCAATAAAATTAGCAAAAGTTACAAATACATCATTGAATGCGACAGCAAATTTATTCATAGCATTACCTTGTATATCTATAGAGCTGGTAGTACTTATGAATTTTGTATTTAATTGGTCTTGGACTTCCACAGCTACGGCTTGTTTCTGTTCGAGTAGGGTTAATTGTTTTACCGTTTTGCCTATTGAGATGGCGTACTTGCTTTTAGCATCTTCTAGTCTTAGAGTAATACCTAATTCGTCCAATAATTCTGGTTCCGCTTTTGTCACACCCCGTACAAGACGGTCATAAGAATCGCTTACGTCTCTACCCAGTACCTTGGCTACAGCGGCTGCGCCTTTTGCTAAGCTAGTTAACTGCTCTGTACCTAGTCCAGAAGCAATACCAATTGCTGCTGATTTTGAGGCTTCTTCAAAGGTTAGCATTCCATCAGCAGCTTTCCTAATATCCGTAGAGAGGCTTCGTATTGCTACACCGGTAGTTGAAGAATATGCTACTTGAGATTCTTGTAGTACTTTTAGGTCGCTAACTTTTTGTAGAAACTGGAATGCGGCAGAAAGCGCAAAAACACGAGAAGCAACTTCAGCATAAACACCGACCATGCCACCCATCCCGCCCGACATTTTCGAGAAAGCTTTCGTAGAATTAGACGTAGCGCCGGCTACACCTTTCTGGCTTTTATTATAATTATTTGACGCTTTTGCTGCTTGGTCAAGACCTTGTCCTGCCTTATTTGCATTATGGGCTACTTTCTTTAAGTTACCCTTGTCATCAATAATTACATCAACTTGGACTTTATTATTTGCCATTAGCCTTTCACATTATGGGTGAAATTCTTTCCACCGCCCGCAGATTTTCTCTCTTCTGCCTTCCGCTTTCG